GCAGGTAAACTCAACTATTATGTAAGTGCAGTCAATGAATTATTGAAAGAAAAATACCGGACACCGAAATACAAAGTCTATGGAAAGGAGATACAAGAGGGGTATACGGCGCCTTGTTTTTTTACAGAGATTTTGGACAAAAGCAGCAGGGCAGAAACAAAAAATTTTTCTGGTGGCGGCTTTACGATCAAGATAACATATTTCCAGGAAGAAAACAATGAATTAGACCAGCTTGAAAAGGTGGATGAAATCAAAGACCTTTTTGGGCTGGTTTTTTGTGTTGGAGACCGCAAACTGACAATCGGGGATTTTACGCATGATTACATCGGGGAATATCAGGATATTTTGCAAATCAGTATTGAAATTGACTACAAGGAAAACACGCAAAAGGAAGATATGGAACCGGTAGCGCAAGAAATAGGAGTAGCAGTTACGCAGGAATAGGAGGAAAAATGGGAGCACCAAGTATTGACATTAGTTTTATTGAAAAAGGAATATCGGCGATTACAAGAGGCGAGCGGGGCATCGTTATGCTATGGGTAAAAGATGCGTTGGCACCGCTTTCTGTCAATCCGGCAACGGTGGTAACTGAAAGTGACATACCGGAGAGCTTATCAGACGCGACTGTAGAACAGATAAAACTGGCGATGACCGGCTACATAAATGCACCTAAAAAAGTGCTTGTGTATTGCATGGGGATTACCGGAGATGCGGAAATTACGGTTGACAACGGATATAAACAGGCGATGACGGACGCGGAAACGATACGCTTTGACTATCTGGCAATCCCGACAGTAGAAACGGACGGTAAAGGGCAGGATGTTGCGACATGGGTAAAGTCCATGAGGACAAATAAAAAAAAGAAAATCAAAGCTGTTTTGCCGAACGTGGCGGCGGACAATGAGGGTATCATCAATTTTACGACCGAAGAGAGCGTCCAAACAAAAACCGTAACCGGGAAAGATGGTGAAAAAACAACCGTAGATATCACTTATACGGCTGAACAGTATTGCGCGAGAATTGCCGGACTGATCGCGGGTACGCCTATGACGATCGCCTGCACTTATGCACCGTTGCCGGAATTATCGGATTGCACAAGGCTAACGGATATTCATACCCCTGTAGATCAAGGGGAGCTGATTATTTTTTATGACGGGGATAAGGTAAAGGTAGTAAGGGGCGTTAATAGCTTTGTTACAACGATTGATGGAAAAGGCGACAGTTTTAAAAAGATCAAAATCGTCGAAGCCATGGACATGATCAATGATGACATTGTAAAGACAGCGCAGGACAGCTATTTAGGGAAGTATGCCAATACTTATTCCAATAAGTGTCTGTTGATAACGGCGCTCAGTAGCTATTTTGCCCAGTTGAAGCGGGATGCCATCATTAGTAGCTACTCCATTGGACTGGATGCAGAGGCGATCCGGATCTACCTAAAAGGGAGAGGGATACAGGCGGCGCTTGACAATGGGGATACCAAAGAAGTGGATGAGTGCAGCGACGAAGAAATCATTACAGCCGATACCGGAGCAAACGTATTTTTAACCGGCAATGTAAAAATCTTAGATGCTATCGAAGACATTAAAATGCCCATCTACATTTAAGGAAGCGAGGTAAAAGAATATGCCAAAAGAATTTAAGGCGGAACAGGTATTTAATGGCTCATGGGGTGAGGCATGGCTTGACGGAGAATATCTGGCCCAGGTAACCTCATTAAAGGCAGAGGTTACCCCTAAAAAAACAGCAATCGCAATGGTACAGAGGCTAAACGAAGGCCAGAAAATGACCGGATTGGAATTAAAGGGAGAGATAAAGCTTAATAAGATCAACAGCACCATCATGAAAAAAATGAGCGAGTACTTCAAACGTGGTAAGATGATGACTTGTACGATAGTCTCCAATATAAAAGATCCGGATGCTTTGGGAGCAGAGCGTGTGGCGCTATATGGCTGCCTTTTTGATAAGCTAATCCTTGCAGACTGGGAAGCAGGGAAAATGGGAGAGGAAAGCTACAGCTTTACTTTTGAGGACTGGGAATTATTGCAGACAACCTAAACAAAGAAAAAAGAGAGGCAGAGGGCGCATTTTGCGCCCTTATTTTTGTGTAAAGGAGAACAGAAAAATGAATTTAGCAGAAAAACTCTTAGCAGTAGACAGGAAGGAATTTGACAAAATCGAAAAAAAAGAATTCCCAAGCAAGAAGTTATCAAAACTCTTGGGATGTGACGTGAAAATAACAATACAGGCCGTAGTACTACAGCGAACTTTTGATGGCCTGCGCCCTCTTTTTCTGATATAATGAAAGAAAAGGGGTGGTATTATGATGAATCCAACCATGTTTGATCCGATTGCTTTAGAAAACTGGTATTCCGATGATGAAAACAGTCTTTTGCTTCAAACAGAACTGGAAAAATATTTTCAGAATTATCTTCCCTGCTTCCGGTCAGAGCCACAAAGAAAACTGTTCCAAACATTTATAACGGGTCTGTTAAGCCCGTTGGAACGTAAATCCATCGAACCGGTTGCACTCCATTTTTCCGGGGAGAAGTATGTCCGCCCCATGCAGCAGTTTTTTTCACGCTCCCCTTTTGAGGAACAGCCTCTCCTGGATATTTACCAGGAACTGCTTTCCAAACAGGTTGGGCAGGCCCCTGGTATGCTGTCCGTAGATGATACGTGTTTTGTGAAAAAAGGGAAACATTCCGCCGGGGTGAAGCGCCAGTACTGCGGCCGCCTGGGCAAAACGGAAAACTGCCAGTCCGGCGTATTCCTTGCTTTTGCGGGGGACAACGGGTACGGCCTTGTGGACTGTGAACTTTACCTTCCGCAGGAATGGTTCGGGGAAGATTTTGCACAGCTGTACAAAGAATGCCATATTCCGGAAGAAAAAACATTTTCCACAAAAAATGAGATTGCTGTAAGGCTGCTTAACCAGGCAGTACACAGCGGTCTGTTCCAGGTCCGATGGATTGGCTGCGATGCGGCATACGGGAATGACCATGCCTTTCTTGACGGGCTGAAACTGCCGGAAGGGGTATGGTATTTTGCGGCAACAAACGCAAAAGAGCAGGTATTTCCCGAATACCCTCAGATGTGTTACCCGGAAACGAAAAGGGGCCGCCCCAGAAAACATCCGGTATTGTCCACTAAGCCGGTATCGGTACGTGAAATCGCAGAGGACAGTTCCGTCCCCTGGGAAAGCGTTGTACTGGCAGAAGGAGCGAAGGGTCCGATCCTTGCAGAGAGGAAATATATGCGCTGTTATTCCTGCCGTAAAGACGGGAACCGCAGTTATGTGAAGCCGGGGCCGGAAATATGGCTTTATTTAAGGAAATATGCAGATGGGGAAGTAAAATATTTCGTTTCCAATGCCCCAGGAGGTCTGGCTGTCCAGGAACTGGACAGGGCAGCAACCTTAAGATGGCCCATTGAACAGTGCTTTGAAGAATGTAAAAGCAACCTGGGAATGGGACATTATGAATGCCGGAGTTACCAGGGCTGGAAGCGTCATATGCTGTTTGTGATGATAGCGCATCTGTTTACGATTTATATACGGGAAATCTTTAAAAAAAAGAGATTCCATTGACCATGCCGATGGTAGTAAAGCTGATGCATGGAATTATAACCTATACAGTTACGAATATGAAAGCGATTGTATGTTACTACATACGCAGGAACCATTGTGCCTATCTGGCTCATAGAAAGACCACGCTTTCAAAAAGTTCGCTGTAGTAGTAGATGGCGATCTTTTTGGCGGACTGTCCGCAAGCGGATTAGATGACAACGGAGAGGTAGACTACGGCAGGGCTTTTAGTACCAATGCCAAGATCGTAGCTGCTGGAATCGTGGATCCGGATTTAAAAAATGAGGAATTATTAAAAAACTTAGGAGTGGCAACGCCAGCAGATGCGGCCAAAAAGATTTTTAAAGGTGAGGTTAATAAAATATCCGCAGAGATTGCCAGGTTAAGCGGCTTTGAAAACGAAGAAGAAACGGACAAAAAAATAAAAAACTAATCGAAAGCGATAGGGAGGTAAATATGGATTACCTTCATTATCGCTTAAAAAAATGGAAGCCTTTTGAATATATGAGCTTACCAGAAGGACAAAAACGTATGGCAAGAGCGTACATGCGACAGGAAATGAGGGACAAAGAAAAAGAAAACAAAATGATACAAAAAGCGATAGGAGGTGGTTGATGTGGGTAGGGTTATCAGCACCGCAATACAGTTTATTGATGGCTTCACAAGACCTTCAAAGGAAGTTATACAGAGTATGCGGCGAATGGGGAATGAAGCCATAAAAGCCGGAAAACAGATACAAAACGCTGGAAAGATAATAGCAAACGCTGGTGCCACATTAACAAAAACAGTAACACTTCCAATTGCAGGAGTAGCAACGGCGGCAGTAAAAACTGCCGCTGATTTTGAGGCTTCAATGTCAAAAGTAGGAGCAATTGCGGGGGATGTTAGAGATGATGAAATATCAGGCATAATACAAAAAGCGGGAGAAATGGGGCTTTCCTTTAAAGAAGGAGCAGACACCACAGAAACCGCAATGAACATTTTAAAGGCAAAGGCACAACAGATGGGAGCCACAACCGCGTTTTCTGCAAGTGAGAGCGCGGAAGCCATGCAATATATGGCTATGGCAGGATGGAAAACTGCCGACATGATGGACGGTATCGCAGGAATAATGGATCTAGCAGCAGCATCAGGCGAGGATTTGGCGACAACATCAGATATTGTAACGGATGGGCTAACCGCTTTTAGAATGACAGCAAAAGAAAGCGGAAGGTTTGCAGATGTTTTGGCGGCGGCATCATCAAACGCAAATACCAACGTCTCCATGCTGGGCGAAAGCTTTAAATATTGCGCCCCAATAGCCGGAACGTTGGGGTATAGCATAGAAGATACAGCGGTAGCATTGGGAATTATGGCAAATTCCGGAATAAAAGGTTCACAGGCAGGAAATGCATTGAAGACATCACTTGCAAGAATGGCATCAGGAGCAGGTGAGGTAGGAACTACCATGAAAAAATTAGGTATATCAATGGAGAACAGCACGGGTGGGGCAAAAAGCCTAATGGAAGTCATGGAGAATTTAAGGAGCAGCATAGGGACGGTTAGCGTTGATCTGGTAGATAGTGAAGGAAACTTGAGGCAGTATGAAGATATCATTTCTGATTTATCGAAAACAACAGAAGGATTATCGCAGATACAACAAATACAAGCAGCAGCTACCATTTTTGGGAAAGACAATATGTCTGCTATGCTCACACTCGTAAATGCAGGCACGAAAGATTTTGAAAACCTTACAAAGGCAATCTATGGCTCATCCGGTTCCGCTGAAATAATGGCAGAAAAGATGCTTGACAATCTAAACGGACAATTAACCCTTTTAAAATCAGCAGTGGAAGCTACAGCGATTTCTATAGGAAATAAATTGTTGCCGTATATCGCCAAAGGGGTAGAATGGGCGCAGTCAGTTTTTGAATGGATAAATAACTTAAATGACGCACAGGTAGAAAACATCATGAAGTGGGCGGGAATTGCAGCAGCAATAGGCCCAGCTATCCTGATATTTGGAAAGATTGTTATGGCGGTAGGGAGCGCGCATCAGAAATTCGGAATGTTCAAAAAGACCATTGCAAGCTTTGGTGGAATAATGGGCACCATCACAAGCCCGGCCGGGGTAGTAATCGGAATACTGGCCGCCATAGCATTAGCCGCCTTTTTGATTATAAAGAACTGGGATCAAGTCAACGGATTCTTAAAAGGGGTTGGAAGCTGGTTTCAAAATGCGTTTGAAAAGGCCGGGGTTTCTGCCGAGGGCTTTCAAAACAAATTTGCATCAATCGGAACCAGTATAGGCAGCATAGCAGGGAAAATAAGCAGCTTGTGTAAATCCGTAGCCGGGATATTTGCGAAAGGATTTACAGGAGGCATAAAGACAGGCGCGGCAGAAGCAGGAAGCGCACTGGAAACCTTTATAAGCGGTACAATCGTCGCTTTTGACTGGCTTGTAACAGCGGCGGACAAAGGACTGCAGGTACTGGATGCGCTGCTAAATTTCTTCACGGGCGGCTTTTCCGACAACTGGGGCAGCGCTGCCCAGGAATTCAGGAACAGCCTGAAAAATATCTTCCCGCCAGACGTAGCAGAGGGATTTACAAAAGCGTTTGATAATGCGTTGCCAGTGATAAAAGCAGCGGCATCAGGGGCCAAAGCAGCATTTTCCGGACTGGTACCGGACGTAAGAAAAATATTTGGCAGCATAGAGACGGTATTAAAAGGCGTCGGCGAACTGTTTAAGGGAATCTTTAGCGGTGATGCGGCAACGGCCATGAAAGGCTTCCAGACAGCGGCAGATGGCGTGGTAGACACCGTGGGCAACATCTTTAAAGCAAATATAAACTGGATGAAAAACCTTGTCACAGGAGCGCTTAAGGGATTCCTGCCGGAAAGCACCATAAACAAAATTGCCGGTGCGTTTGATCTGGTAGTAGGCGCTTGGGATATTGCGATAGGCGCGGGAAAAGGATATGTGAAAGGTTTTGTGCAAGCAATTAAGCCCCTTATCGGAGATATTAAGACCGTGCTGAAGGGCCTGACGCAGTTTATCAGGGGTGTCTTCACCGGAGACTTTAAGGGCGCGCTAAATGGTCTGAAAACCGCAGCAGGCGGCGCACTATCCGGACTAGTAAATACCATAAAAGCCCCTTTTAAATTGATCGAGAGTACCGTAAAAGGAGCGGTAAAATCCTTCAAAAGACTGGATGCGGTAAAAAGCATTTTCACCAAGCTAGGGAATACGGTTAAAAATGTACTGACCAAGTGCGGGGTTGACATGAAGAAATTCAGCACAACCGTTAATAACGTCAAAGTAAGAGTCAGCAGCATTATAAACGGGCTAAGAACGATAGTAAGCGTAGCTTTTAACGTCATAGGGAAAGCGGCCAGAGGATTAGCAACTGCTTTCAGTGTGGCTTTCCGCCTGATTTCCGGAGCCGTAAAAGCGGCAATGAATGTAATCGTGCCAGTAGTAAAGGTGGCTTTCGGGGCCGCACAAGGTGCGATTTCAGCGGCGGTACATACAATCACATCCATTATAAGCGGAGTATTGACTGTTTTAGACGGGCTAATAACCTTTATCACAGGCGTCTTTACCGGGAATTGGAGACAGGCATGGGAGGGCGTCCGGACAATCTTCAAAGGCGTCTTTGACACCTTCGCCGCAATATGCAAAGCGCCGATCAATGCAGTGATCAGCATCATAAACGGGGCAATCGCCGGACTGAACAAAATCAATGTCAATATACCGGACTGGGTGCCGGGGCTGGGAGGGAAATCGTTTGGAATTAACATCCCGACAATCCCCATGTTGTACAAAGGCACGGACAACTGGCCGGGCGGTATTGCCATGATCCATGACAGGGGCGGCGAGATCGTAGATCTCCCCCAGGGATCAAGAGTGTACCCCCATGACAAAAGTATAGAAATGGCCCGGAAAGAGGGAGCACGGAGCGGCTCCGGCCCGATATCAATCAATATACAAAAGCTTGCGGACAAAATAGAGGTACGAAGCGACAGAGACATTGACCTTATAGCAGAAGCGCTGGTAAACAAATTAAAGAAAACAGCATTTAACACCGGAACAGCATAAACAGAAAGCACAGGAGGCGGTAAAATTGGAAATTTGGCTAAAGCAGGAAAACAAGAAATTCAGGTTTGCGGTTTTACCGCCAGAATATGAATTAACCAGTGAAGGCAACAACACGCAGGTAATCATCAATTCACTGGGGGAAATCAATTTATTAGGGAAAAGGAAGTTAAAAACGATTTCCTTTTCCTCTTTTTTTCCAAAAGAAAAATACAGCTTTTGTGAGTACACATCTTTTCCCACACCAAAAGAAAGTGTAAAGCTGGTCGAAGAAATGAAAAACAACGGCGTATTACGCCTGATCATGACAGGATCGCCGATCAATATGGATTGTACCATAGAAAGCTTTATATGGGGCGAAAATGACGGCACAAAGGATATAAATTTCACTTTGGAATTCAAGGAATACCGAAAGGTAAAAATAAAGACCAAGAACAAGAAGGAGGTGCCGACCCAGAATGTCACACCAGCCGAAACGGAGCGGCCAGCGAAAGAAGTAAGTAGTACTACCTACACGGTAGTAAAGGGGGACAATCTAAATAAGATTGCCAAGAACCTGACCGGCTCCACGGCAAACTGGAAAGCAATTTATGAACAAAATAAAAGCGTAATAGGAGGAAACCCCAACTTAATCTACCCGGGGCAGCAGTTGGTAATAAGCGTATGAGGATCGAATGGATTAGCCGGAACAATAATTCTATATCTGATATTACAGAGGCCGTGTCAAGCGTTTCCTGGGGCGGCTCTGTATCCCAGGCGGCGCGTACCGCAGAGATTGCCGTAGTAAACGCACCGGACGACAAAAACATTGAAAACCTAAATCTAGAAATAGGAGTGGGAGATACCATAAAACTATACGAAAAGGAAGAGAATATATTTTTTGGAGAAGTTCAGACAGCGGAAAAGTTAAGTCAACATGGAACAATAACGTATAGCTGCATGGATCTTTTATCCCATCTTCTAAGGAGCACAGCGGCTTATAACTTTAAAAATACCACTGCTGAGGACATAGCCCGGAAGGTGTGCGCGGATTTTGAAATAGAAATCGGGGAGATTGCAGAAAGCAAAGTACCGATCAAAAAAATGATCGTAGATGGAAGCACCATTTATGACACCATTATGCAGGCATACACAAAGGCATCCAGGCAGACCGGGGAACTTTATATATGCCGTATGAATGAGGCGAAATTATCGGTGGAAGTGAAAGGGACGGAGGTACAAAATTTTGTCTTGGCAGAAGAATATAATATAACAGATATATCCTACCAGGAAACCATTGAAAATATGGTCAACGTGGTAAAGATTTATGATGATACTGGGAAGCAAGTCGGAGAAGTAAAAAATGATGACTGGATTCAAAAATATGGAATATACCAGCAGATATATAAAAAGGAAAAAGGGATAAATGAAGTAACCGCAGCTACCAATCTGTTTGTCGGCGTCGAAAAGAAGGTAACCCTTGACGGCATAGACGGCGATCTAAAATGTATCGCCGGAAACGCGGTAGAGGTGCAGGACAAATCCACAGGCCTAAGGGGAATATTTTGGATCGACGAAGACACCCACACGTGGGAGAATGGAACGCACATCATGAACTTGGAATTAAATTTTAAGAACCTGATGGACGAAAAAGAAAGCACGGATCAGGAAGAAGAGTAGAAGGGAGGCGGCAGGATGAATCCATACGAGGAAATGTTGGAAATGATGCGGCATGAGGGGAAAAAAGATAATCCGGCATCCATTCAGATCGGGGTAATGGCAGACGCGACAACTTGCAAAATAGGAAAGCTGGTATTATCCGGAGAAGATTTGCTGATAGCGGAGCACCTTAAAACCGGTTATCACTACGCAGTTTGTAATGATAATCCATCCAAAAAGGATAACACGACGTTTATTGAGCCTTTAAAAAGCGGTGACAAAGTAGCAGCTTACCGGATCAGCGACGAACTTTATATTATCCTGGGGAGGCTGGTATAAGTATGGGCTTATTTCCGTCATATATTGAAAACGATATTACATTAAGAGCAAAAGAAAAGCCAGTTGTTCCGAAGGAATACGGGATTGATTTCAAAACCGGGCAACTGACCGGAAAGATCGTGGAAGGAAAAGAGGCGATCAAAGTCTGGATATGGATCGCTTTACAAACACCGCGATACCGATATTACGTATACACCTGGGACTATGGAAACGAATTTGAGGATTTAATCGGACAAGGCTATACGGAGGAATACATAGAGGCAGAAGTACAAAGAATGACGGAAGACTGCCTGCTGATTAATGAGAATATCCAAGGTATATCCCATCTGAATGTAAGCATGGAGGGCGGTATCTTAACCGTTTCCTTTATGGCAAATACGATATACGGCAACATAGAATTTAATGATCTGGAAATCGCAAGACCTGCAGCGGTATAAGGGAGGGTTAGAAGTGCTGTTTGAAGAAAAAACGTTAAACAATATCATGATAGACCTAAAGGACACGGTTGAAGGAGACACAAACACGGAAGAGGGAACCCTTGTAGATCATTCCTTTCGGGGTGCGGCTGCTGAATTTGAGCAGGCGTATATTGTGCTGGGGTTGATTGATCAAAATGGATATGCAGTAACCGCAGACCGGGAACATTTACTATTGCGAGCCAAAGAAAGGGGAATGGAGCCGTTACCGGCTTCCAACGCCGTATGGAAAGCCAGATTTAACCAAAATGTCAAAACGGGCACCCGCTTTTCTGCAGGTGCCTTAACTTACATATGCACAGAACAGATGGAAGAAAAAGTATGCCGGGTAATGTGCGAACAGGCCGGATCCAAAGGGAATCAAAGCCAGGGAACTTTAATGCCGATTAAATACATTGAAGGCCTGGAAGACGGAGAACTTTTGGAACTTTTAAAGCCAGCGCGGGACGTGGAGAAGACAGAAGATTTCAGAAAACGATATCTTGCTAATGTAGCAGCCCCTCAGGCGTGTAGCGGAAACCGGGAGCAGTACAAGCAGACCTTGCTTGAAATAGAAGGGGTAGGGGCGTGTAAAATTTACCGGGTAACGGAAACGGAGCAGCGGATCCGGATTTATTTTTTGAATAATTTATATCAGATACCAAGTGGAGAGCTTGTAGAGGATGTCCAGGAGATCATAGATCCGAAGGAAAAACAGGGGGAAGGAGAGGGAAAGGCCCCGATTTTCCATACGGTAGATATCTGCCCCTGCATCCAGGAAACCATAGACATAGAAACGGATATCACAATAGACACCGGCTACACCTGGGAAAACTTACTGCCGGAAATAGAAGGGAAGATTGACGGCTACTATTTGGAGCTGGCGAAAGGCTGGGAGAAAGAGGAACATATAACAGTCAGGATATTAAGGATAAACGCAGCAATTGCAAGCGTGGAGGGAATTGTTGATGTTCAAAACACATTTTTAAACGGGAAAGCAGAGAATGTACTTTTAGATCCCAACGCGATACCAGCCAGGGGAGGAATCAGATGCAGACAGCAATCTTAAATCACTACCCACCAGCGATCAAACAAATAAAAGAAATACAACAAATCGCCAAAGCGGAAGACATAGAATTTTCAAAGCTGGAAATACATGCAAAACGCTGCATTGGAAACCAATTTATATTAATAGCAAATGAAAGCGGGATTGCCCGCTTTGAAACTATGCTGGAAATTACCCCGTCCAAATCGGACAGCCTGGAAGTTAGGCGGGCAAGGGTGTTAGCAAGATGGTATAATGCCATGCCGTACAGCCTGGAAACCTTGAAAAAAAAGATTCAAACCATATGTGAAGGGAAAAGCCCGGAAATTAAAATCAAAGGATATGAAATAAAAGTAACAATCCCAATAGAACCGGGAACGGACTACATGCTTCCAGAAGTGCAGGAGATGCTGGAAGAATTTCTCCCGCTAAATTTATATTACTTGCTGGAAGGGGTTGCAAAGAGGGAAAGACGAATAGGAATCCATATAGGAAGTACCAGAGCGGTTACTTTAAAAATAAAAGTAGAGCCAAACAGCCGGGATAGCCACACGGAACGGAAAGCATCAATCAAAACCAGAGCAAAAACACTGATGTACATCAAAACACGATACCAAACAGAAAGGGGATAGGCTAAAAATGAACGGAACCATTATCACAAACAAAGGAATCGCCTTAATCGCAAAGCTGACATCCGGAACAGGGACGGGAATAAACTTCACAAGGGCTTCCGTGGGAACGGGAAGAATCCCAACGGGTTATGATCCGGCAGGGATGATAAATTTAAACCAATATCAGATGGATGGAAAAATATCCGGATGTTCTGCAAGTGAGGGAGAAGCAACCGTTATTTTCCAGATCGGATCCAATGACGTTGAAGAGGGATTTGTCATCACAGAGGCGGGATTGTTCGCCGAAGATCCGGACGAAGGGGAGATATTATACTCTTATCTTGACTTATCAGACGATCCACAATATATATACGCTCAAAACAGCACAATTCAGAAGTTTGCAGAGATCGAATTTAAGACAATCATTGGAAGAATAGAGAATATCACGGTAAATATGTCACCGGGCGCACTGATAACAAAAGAAGAATTTGAAGAAGCTATAAAAGAAAAAATAGATGGAGCTGGAGGGGATATATCGGATACAAGAATAACCCCGGAAAGCCCGCCAGAAGTAGAGGGGGAAGCGGTAAAATACCCAGAGATAGAGGAATCCGGAACAACGAAAGGAATCTTAGGAAAAATCCAGCGCTGGGTTGAGTCGCTGAAGGATGATAAGGTTGATAAAATGGGCGGGGATACCTCAGAAACAGCGGTGTCTGTAATCAACGAATCCACAGACGCCTTTCCTGTGCCAATGTCCGGGGATAAAACCAAAACCCTGTGGGGAAAGCTGAAAAAATGGCAGCAGGACTGTCTGGCGAAATTTGGGGAGAGATTGCCAGGAGAGACAATCCCGGCAGAAAGTTGGAATGAACTAACCTATACGATTGAGCATGAATCTATAAAGAAGGGAAGTACCGTATATATCGGTTATACATTCGAATCCATTCCGGCAGCCCAGAAGGCCAGAATCCGAGGGAAAACAGAACAGGGAAAGCTGATATTAGTTGCAGCAAAAGCGCCGTCCACAGATATAGAAATTGAAGAAATTAGAGTTTTGAATGAATAATGGAAGGAGTGACTAAAATGGCGGTTTATACAAATGCAGGAGGAGGCGGAGGCATTGACCCAAGCGAACTGACCGCGGAACCCTGGGCAGTCCTGGCCCCTTATACTGCAGGAATGAAAGGGATGGACGAGCCGGGAAGCGGTACAATGGTGAATCGCGGGGCGGTAAATCAAACATTGAACGCCGGACAAAGCTACACTATTCCGGCAGGGTATCACAATGGAGGCGGAACAGTAACAGCGAATGGTTTGGCAGGACAGACGGCGGGAACGGCGGTAGCTGGTGATATTTATCCCGGAAAAACGGCTTGGGTGAATGGAGGGCATGTTACCGGCGCAATGCCCCTTGGCTATGGCGGAACCTACACCCCACAAGCCTATGCTCAAACCGTATATTGTGATGGGGCACGTATGATAGGTAACATCGTTATTAACCCAATACCGGGAAATTTTGTGGATGTCAATGTAAACCAAGACCTTTTTAGGAATGGCTCCTATGGCCCTATGGCTGTAGGAGCCGCTAAATTACATAACGTAGGCAGCGGCAATTCAAACACTCTGGCAAGATTTGTTGGCGTTGCGGAATGGAAAATGAGATGGACTTTTGGATGTGTACAGGCTGGATATGTCCCAAGCTCTGGAAAAGTAATCGTTGGGAGTTCTGGATCTTATTTTTGTGAAACCGTCTGGTTTAAGAAGAAAATTAATCTAACAAATTACCGAACTCTTGAGATAAAAATGTCCATAGGAAACCAGGAATCCTTAAGAGTAAGCCCGGTTATTTATTTGGTACAAGCCCCTCCGACAGCAGAACCTCAACACGCAACGCGCATCCAACCAGTGAAATGTTCCAATGATTCACAAGTCCCCAATGGGTATGCACTGAAAGACTGGAGTAATTATGTAAATGTAGGGGGAGCTTCCGGAGCGGAATATTATGGGATTGTAAGATTTGATGTTTCTTCTTATACGGGATGGTGGTACATGGGATTTAAGGTTTTTCAACTTCAATATGGCAGCAGTTACAAATTCATTCCGTTTGGAACCCCGTTTTATATTGATTATGCGACATTATTAATAACAGCACCTTAAAGGAGGCAAACATGAAAGCATTAGTAATTTACGATTTAACAGGAAAAATTTGGAGCATCATTTACAACCAGGAGAAAGCCCCGCAAGGGTTGCTGTGTATATGGGTGGACATTCCGGAAGGCGGTGTTTTAGAACGTATTGATTTGTCTGACCCGTCCCAGCCAGCTCCGGTATTTTCGTATATGCCAGAAACCGACATTGGAACCCTACAAAGGCAAGTAAAACAGATGCAGAAAAAAAACACAGTCCATGATCTGGCATCCAGTTTTGCGGCAGAAGGTTTTACCGATAAGCAGGCCTTGCAGGTTCCGGAGCTGCATCCAGAATGGTCAGGGGAAGGCGTTACATATAAAGCAGGTGAAAGAATTCGATATCAGGGTGTCTTGTATAAAGTATTACAATCCCATACCAGCCAGGAAATATGGACGCCCGATAGCAGCCCATCTTTGTTTGCCAGGGTTTTAATTCCAGATGAGAATACTATTCCTAACTGGGAACAGCCAGAGAGTACAAATGGTTATGCTGCCGGGGATAAGGTACAGCACAAAGGGGAGATATGGGAAAGCCTGATAGATGGAAACGTATGGGAACCGGGAGAGATTGGAACAGAAAACCAGTGGAAAA